TCTATGATTTCTTTTTACACGGATTCGGGACTTGTTCAGTCCACGAGTACCACCATAAGGTGGTAAAGGAAATGGTTGAACCTCTTAGAGTTTTAAGTGTGGTTGATAACCTCGCTTGTATCAATTACTGCCAATTGGATTCTTACCTCTACGAGGAACTCGCATACGACCAAGAAGCGAAACGAGAGGGCTATATTCGTGGACACATACTATGCCACCTTTGTGGTTACGAGGGCATTATACATACGAACCACTGCGGTCGTGGGGAAAGAAACTACCGATATATCGACTCGTTGTTCTATTAACAAGCAACAGCGACCTTGAAGCCCCCTTGTGGGGCTTTTTTTGTGCCCTTTCCTTACGTGTAGGTGCGAGGCGATTTTCAGCCGTTTTAAGAGACTTTCTCCCCTTGATTGGTACACTGACCCCCAACGGATTAGTTGTGCGCTTAGAATCGCTCCTAAGTGCCTCAGTGTGCCTCCAATGGTGGGGTGCGGTGGTGGTTTGTGGGGCTGGGTGGTGTGTGTGGGCGTGTATTGTTCGCCCCTCCCGTATGACTGGGGGCGGGTGCGGGGCTGTGGGTGCACCTTCGGGGGCGGTGTGCACCTATGCGTGCCTACGCAAGCATGCGTGCGTACATGCACGGCTGCGTACATGTGCACGGGTACGCCTAAACGCCCAAACCTGTGTGCGCTCTTGCGTACGGACGCACCCCCGTCTGCGCCCGGTTGCGTTCGGGTGTGCGCGCGCCAGCGCCCCTATACTATATTATCCCCATCCCGATTATTTCTCAGCAATTTTTTCGAGTCCCCTATTCCCGAATCGCGATATGCAATATTCACACATATTATATGTATGGACATACAACACTAACTTTTGCCAGTATTACAGATTATTGGCATTATTAACCTTCAAACCACTGAGCCGATTAAGTTCAGTATTCGGCTCAAATCATCCCAATGACAATCCTTAAATCGTCACAAAAGGAACCCATAAGTGTGACAACTGATCTGTTGAAGGCGAATGCCTGCGAAATTTTGAGCAAAATAGGGGCCCTTGGAAACCGAGCACCTTACGATTAGTTCAAGACTGTCCATGTAAGCGTTTAGTAATCCATTGTAGCCTGGGGGCTATGGATTATAAACTTCTGTTCAGTACGTACTTCGTTAGTACGGTGTGAAGGTACAGCATATTTTCGAGAATGTCAATAGGATAAAATACCTAATGATGGATTATCCCTTCTTAAACCCCTCAATCATCTTGTCAATGGTGAATATTCCCACCGTACAGAACAGTGCGAAGAACAATCCAGTGATGATTCGGTTCTGCTGTGAAGCCAATGCCCCAGAAACGAATGCTGCTGCGGCCGGTTTGATGTAGTCTTTGATGTTTTCCATTATGCGTAGTCTTCATATGTTATCCATACATCCTCTCCTTCTACCAATGCGTCTGCAATTGGAGGATAGATGTCTTTATATGCATCAGTACTTCTTCCGATAGTACCTTTCATGTCAGCAGTGCGGCCCACCAGCAAGCATCCTGCGGTGTCACGCTCTGTATTACCGATATGAATAAGTATGTATTCAAAGTTCGGTACGTCTCTAACCCATAACATACCCTTGTGCATGTTAGGGAACTTCTCTGTGTAGCGCTTATGGTGGCCACCTACCTTTCTCAACGTGATGCGGTAACGTCCCATTGGGATCCTGGTCTCTGCCATAACCTTTTCATCACGGTGTTCGTCTTCTAATGTAAAGCAAAGGAACTTCCTTTCCTCTCCAGATGTTTGAAACAGCGCTCCAATAGTGAAGTCATCTTCGCTGTATAGTCTTTTTACAAGTAATTCCATATCAGCAAAGGTAGTATATTTGTAGAATGAAGTACAGAAGCACACCAGGAGATCCTAAAAAGAAGAAGAAAAGCATAAACCCAATGAGTTTGCGTAATCTGAACCAGGGGGGTCCATTCTATAAAGGCCGATACAATGACCCAGATATAGTGGAAGAGATATTCGACCCAGAGACCTATGAGGTGATTGATGGTAAACTGTACTACAAAGACTCTGGTGAAGAAGCAGATCCGGTTTTAGGACCATACGCTGATATGCCAACTGGCAGAGTAGCACCATACGAGAAGACTATATTTGATTATTTCACAGCATTGTTCGGAAAATGAAACTAAAGAAAACAAATAAGAGCATTAAGGTTCCGGCACCAGACGGATACCACTGGATGACAGAGGGTGGTCGTCACTTTTTGATGAAGGGTGCATACAAACCACACAAAGGAGCATCACCAGAAGCGCCGTTTCGTTTGGTTACCCATGAGAAAGGTGAGCCGAATAGGGCTATGGAATCGGCTCGCCGTGCAAAGAAGAAGTAACCCAACGCTCTTCACCCCGCATCTTTCTATAATACCTGGCAACTAACAGCCTACCCTTCTGGGATAAGGCATACCGTACCCTGTAATTCATCTTGGTTTCGTCACGGAAGAAGTGGTCTTCCATAGTATTGCTTGGTGTGAGTTTATCAAAGTGTTTGTATACGTATCCCTCACGCATCAATGGGTACACAACTCTGTCTGATAACTTCTTTTTACTCTTACCCATAGCCTCTGCTATGTACCTAAGCGTCCAGAACTCCAGATCATAAATAAAGAACAGGAACTCTACCTCGGCTTTACCCAGGTTGTAGTTCTGCTTTGCATCTATATACAGTTTGTGAAGGTTCTTTAGACCGTTCTCTTGGATGTACTTCTTGTCAATCTTGGAGAACTCACGGAACTTCTTCTTTCGGCTTACAGTACTTTTCGGCATATGAGTATCTTTGTTAGGTAAAAGTAATACATATGGCATCACTTAGCGGAAATAAAATTAAGGACACCTATAACATCCTGTTGAAACTGGAATCTGGAGAGGCGTCTTCAAGCGAACAGGTAGTAGAAGACGGGGCTGGGAACAGTACAGCCCTCAAGTTATCTACCGACACTGTAGAGACTACAGGGTCTTTCAAGATATCTGGCACACCATCAACCTCAACCAGCGATGTAAAAGCATTGATGCTCAGTACATCTGGTGTGGTGGTAACACGTGACCTCAACACAAACCCTATTGGCACAGCATCAATTACTGCAAACGCACCGCTGTCTGCCACCGGTAGCACTATTGAATTAGACGACCCAGCAAATATCTCACAGATTACTTCCCCTGCTAACAACGATAAGTACCTTATCTGGGATGAAGCCGCAAGCGAGTACAAGTATATCGAGCAAAGCGACCTGGCCTCTGCTATATCTGGCTCTATCGCAGTAACAACAGAGCAGTCTATATACGCAAGACCCAATAGCAGTAACGCTATATCAAGTACTGCAATCGTTCCTATACAGATGGCGGAAATCTATGGCGCCTCTTCATCGACTGGCTCTACTTCTCCCGCGACATCTTCTGTGGTATTCGGTACAGGTGCGAACACGTTCTTGCAATTAGCACAGGTATCCGACCCAAGAGATAGCATTCTTTTGAACGAAAAGGCTGGATACTATAGGATTACAGCGTCTATCGAGTTGGATTCCTCAGCAAATACTGATGTAGATCTGCAGATATATGACTACAGTAATGCTACATCGCTCGGCGATTCCTTTAGAACAGTAAAATCTGGTGAGACATACCACGCTCAATTCAGTATACTATATTACAGCGACGGAACTGCTGGGTATTATATACAGATGAGAGCGCAAGCAGGAGCCACAGGCGTTACTGTAAATCAAGCAAATACGTTTGTACAAGTTGAGTATATTGGTACAAACGAATCTTTCTAATGACCCACAAGGATAGAACTGAATTTTTTCATTTGCTTCGACTTAAACTTGATGAAATAGAAGACATCATGGAAGCGTATGGAGGTAAACAGCAGTTTCTTTGCATGTGGTGCTTCGGTGTGTATGTACCAGAAGACAAGCAAGACCCAGATCGCTATGAGATGATGGCAGGAATGCATATGGCTATGGAAGATGAATTTGATTTAATGGCAACCACTGTAGAGGAATGCTTCGAGGAACATCGAAACAATCCAGACAGTGATGCAGACTCTGGGACAATTGATTACTGGTTAAATAAATAGAATGGAACTTATTAGAAAAATCATCATCGGGCAAAACCCGAAGGATGCTATGGCTTACTACGTAGGCCAGCGTGCAGGAGACTCAATCATTGATTCAATAGTAATGGACGAAAGATGTTTTGTAAAACATGGAATTCGTCGCTATCTTGTATACATCTATAACGAAAACGAGGGCACCATGCTCTGGAAGACGATAGATGATATGCCAGTATTAATTGAACATGATTGTGAATTTAGATGATTGTAATTGACAACTTTGTAAGAGACTATTCACTTCTAAAAGAGATAGAGGAGAATAAAGAAGAGTTCTTTGCCGACAATGGCAACTACTATTGGTGGGACGGATGGTGGGCCTCACCAGAAGACACCGTTAAGAAAAGACTTATCAAATACCTGTGGGCAGACCGTTCGCCATACGACTCTGTAACCATCTCTGGTTTCGAGTATTGGACAGGTCAGTTCGGCCCAGATAAGGGATCAGATTACCTCAACATGCATCTGGACAAGGACGAAGCCCTATGGAAATCGCAGGGAGAACTGTCCAGCCCTGTTATCGGAACAGTCTTCTACCCTGTTCCTATGGATATAGAGGGTGGATACTTAGAGATATTCAATCATGGTGTAGACAATGAGCCAGAAAGGATAGAAGCAAAGTTTAATAGGCTTATCATATTTGACGCAGGAGGGACCCACCACAGGGTAACGAAGGTAACGAATGGGTTACGTTCTGCTATAGCGATAAACTTATGGGACCCAAAGCCAACAGGTGATTTGAAAGAAGAATGAGATCGTTACGCCACTTCTTAGTTCGTGTACCAAACGTCACGAAGGACACCATAGAGATTAATGGTGAGACCATGTATCTGGATACTAAGTTCGATGAGTTCAATCACAGGACTATGGACGGGGAGGTTGTCGCCACTCCTGCTAAATACGAAACAGAAGTAGAGGTAGGAGACACCATGTACTTTCATCACCATGTAGTACTTGGGGGTAATCACCTCATGCTGTCTGATGAGACCACTCAGTTAGAGGAAACAAAGAAGCGTGGTCAGTTCATTGACCCAGACGATGATATCTATGTAGTGTACTACGACGGTAATCGTGATCCAATATCCACACAAGCGTATGCATTCAAGAGCAAAAGAACCGGAGAGATTCGGTTACTTAGCGATTGGATATTTCTTGTACCAGAAGACCAGGAAGAGCCAGAGGAGGAAGAATACGAATTTGGAGACCATGTGATATACCTTCTTCCAAAGAAGGAAGAGCCAGAGGAGAAGTTTGGTTACGTCAAGTGGTCCTCACCTAAGTTGGAAGAACTCGGCTTAGAGCCAGGAGATAAGGTGCTGATTAGAAAGAATGCTGACTACGAGATGGAGGTAGACGGAGAGAGGCTGTACAGAACTTATTTGAAATCAATCCATGGCAAAGTCGAAGAAGTATAACAACATTGATACCGCAGAGCGCTTGATGCAAGCGATGCAGATTGCGATAGAGAATATGATTAACGAGATACAGAAGCCCGTGGATCAGGAACTCAGTGGCTCCCAGAGAAAGGCGGAGTTGCAATCCATTAAGCAAACAGCGGTTGATGCAAAAGAACTAATTGTTGAAAGAGAAAGACTTGAGCAACTCATTAAAGGACTTAAGCAAGATGGAGAAATCAAAGAAGAACGAGACTACTCCGGAGGATTTGCAGAGCAATACTCCAAGTAGTCAAGTCTTCATTTACTGGGATTATTAAATGGCGGGACTGGTAGAAATAGAAGAGGAGATTGTAGTCAGTATATGCCCTGACAAAACCGAAGGAGACGTCAGGCTATACTTTGACTTACCCATACAGTTCCCTAAGAAACCCGCTAAGAAAGACATACTGTTCCATGACAAGCCCAAGGAAGAGCAACGCTGGGTGAGAGAGGAACTACCACAAGAACTCAGAAGGATACGTTCTATGGAGGAGTGGATGGAAATGCCAGAAGCATTTCGAAAGAAACACACCCCATACATTAGTCAAGAATACAAAAGAAGAAGAAATGGAGTATGGTTCTACAACAACGGGGTACCTACCTACATCACAGGAAACCACTACTTTTTCCTACAGTGGTGTAAGATTGATATCGGATACCCATCGTACCTCGACTTTCAACGGGAACTATTCGTACACCTTGAAGCCTGTATAGCAGACCCACGCTGTATAGGGCAGATATACGTAAAGTGTCGTCGATCTGGATACACGAATATGTCGGCGGCTATCCTGGTAAACGAAGGTACACAGGTTAAGGAGAAACTACTGGGCATCATGTCAAAGACAGGATCAGATGCGCAGGAGAATATATTCATGAAGAAGGTGGTGCCTATCTATAAGTCACTGCCTTTCTTCTTTAAACCTATTCAAGATGGTACTACCAACCCAAGGATGGAATTGGCTTTTAGAGAGCCTTCAAAGCGTATCACAAAGAAGAACAAAACTTCTTCCAGAGGAGAGGCGCTTAACACAATTATTAACTGGAAGAATACCACCAACAACGCATACGATGGTGAAAAACTCCACATCCTGTATCTGGATGAGGCAGGTAAATGGGAAAAAGGTAATGATATACGAGAAGCCTGGAGGATACAGCGCACTTGTTTGTTGGTAGGTAGAAAGATTGTGGGCAAAGCACTGGTAGGCAGTACAGTAAACCCACTGGACAGAGGAGGCACTCAATACCGAGAGATGTATTACTCGAGTGATGTCAATGAGAGAAACGCAAACGGAAGAACGAAGACAGGCTTATACGGCTGCTTTATACCAGCGTACGACGCATTAGAAGGATTCTTTGATATCTATGGTATGCCTGTAATAGACGACCCAGAGAAACCAATCATAGGACTTGAGGGTGAGTATATAAGCATAGGCGCAAAGACCTACTTGAAGAACGAAAGAAAAGGACTGGCAGGAGATTCTTACGAACTCAATGAGGTAATTAGACAGTTCCCTTTCACTGAGGCTGAGGCGTTTAGAGATAGCGCCAAGGCTTCTTTATTTAATGTCCAGAAGATATACGAGCAGATAGAATACAATCAAGACCTGTTCCCATCACCCGTTGTTGTAGGGAACTTCAATTGGGCAAACGGTGTACAAGACAGCGAGGTTGTATTTAGTCCAGATCCAAACGGGAGATGGAGAGTAGCATGGATGCCCCCAGTAGATTTAAGAAACAAGACCAAACCAGAAAACAACTGGCTGGGCTGTGCTGGTGTGGATAGTTATGATATTGACGCCACTGTAGACGGACGTGGTTCTAAGGGTGCGTGTCACTTCTTCAATAAGTTTAACATGACGTATCCGTCCAACATGTTTGTGGCAGAGTATGCGTCACGTCCACCGTTGGCTAAGATATTCTATGAAGACATACTGATGGCTGCTAAGTTCTATGGTTACCCTGTACTGATTGAGAACAACAAGTATGGAATCGCAAGGTACTTTGAATCAAGGGGTTACGACCACTTCTTATTAGACAGGCCCGCTCACCTAACGTCCAGTTACGGAAGCAAGACCAAGACCAAGGGTATACCGTCCAACTCAGCGGATGTAATACAGGCACATGCACAGGCTATTGAATCGTACATACACGCACACGTAGGATTGAACGAGGAGACCCTTGAGTTTGGTAAGATGTACTTTGAAAGAACCCTCGAGGATTGGATTAATTTTAAGATAGACGATCGTACCAAATATGACCTTTCAATCTCGAGTGGATTAGCACTTCTTGCAGCGCAGGGGCATAAGCCAGAGAAACCAAAAAGTGATTTCACTGGCAAGCAATTCTTCCGTAAAGGTCAGATAATTATACGAAGATAATAAGAGGTATATTTGCAGTAGTAGCAATCTTGAGTATGGACAACGAATACAAAAATGGACAATCCTCCTTTCCGGACCCATTGGCGCCAGTAGAGGAGAAGATGTCTAACGAATACGGCCTATCGTATGCGAAGGCTATGTTTGCTCAATGGATTGGTAGTGACTATCAGAACTCTCTATATGGGAGAAGAAACAGCGAGTTTGAGCGCTGTAGAGATTACGCACAAGGAACGCAGGACACATCAATCTATAGACAAATACTAAACTCTCTTGAGAATAATAATGGCGATGGAACATTATTAACGCTGGACTATACGCCAGTGCCTATCGTTCCTAAGTTCGTCAAGATTGTTGTTAACAAGATTCTTTCCAAAGAACCATACCCACAGATTGAGGCTATTGACCCGCTCTCTAAATCAGAGAAGGATAAGAAAAAGAATGCTACAGTATTGCGTATTGAGAATCGCGATATGATTGAAGAGGCTAAGTCACTTGGCCTTAATGTAAAACAAGACCCATCACAACTTCCAGAGACTCCAGAGGAGACTGAGATATTCCTGGACACCAACATCAAAACGGACGCAGAAATCTCTGCGCAGATTGCTACTGAGATGACATTGAAGTGGAACGACTTCAATCAATCTATCTACCGTCGTTGTGTCGAAGACTTGACCACTCTTGGTATGGGTGTTGCTAAACGAAGCAACGACCCTAACTACGGAATCAAGGAAGAGTATGTAGACCCAAAGAAGTTTATCCACAACTACACGGATGATCCAAACTTCACGGAACTAACTTATGCTGGACACTTTAAGTACATCACGATTATGGACTTGAGGCGTATTGCTGGTAACCAGTTCACTGAAGCGCAGTATGAGGAGATTGCTAAGACGGTAATGAACAAGTATGGTAATAACCCTACACAGTTCTCTACTACTGGGTATACTTACGACAGACCAGGAACCAGGTACCGTCAAGGATATGACGAGTACAAGATTGAAATCCTGGACTTTGAATACATGTCTGTTGATGACATCATCTACGAGAAGAAGGAGTCAGCATACGGGAACATTGGTTTCTACTACAAGGGTAATGAGTACAACGCACCTCAGCAATCTGTATACAACAGAGAGGCGGTGTACATGAAGAACGCAACTGTATATGGTGGTTCGTACATCACAGGCACAGAGCACATCTTCAACTACGGGCCCAAGAAGAACATTCCTAAGAACGTACACGACATCTCACGTGCACGTTTATCATACAGCATTGTCGCAACCAATATCCGTGGAATGATACCAAAGTCAATGGTATCCTCTGTTATCGGATTTGCCGACATGCTCCAGATTACACACTTGAAACTTCAACAGTCTATTGCGAAAGCGAAACCAGATGGACTCATCATTGATATTGAAGGATTAGAGAACGTACAACTTGGACGTGGTGGAGAACTACAACCGTTAGAAATCCAGGACATCTATGAACAAACTGGTGTGTTCTATTACCGCAGCAAGAATCCAGAAGGAGGATTCCAAAACCCACCTGTTCGAGAAATCGGAAACCGTATCCGTAACATCCAGGAACTGGTGGCGCTATACAACCACTACCTCGGAATGATTAGAGATGCCACAGGTATTAACGAGGTGATGGACGGCTCTACACCAAAAGGAGAAGCGCTCGTAGGTGTGAATCAGATGGCGATGGCTGCAGGTAACAATGCGATATTCGATATCACGAATGCCGCTATGGTTCTGTACAAAAAAGTATGTGATGATATTGTACGCTGTCTACAGGTTATTCCGCCAGAGAGTATCCTTTATAAAGTTTATACGAACGCTGTTGGGGAGACCAACATGGCTGTTCTAAGTTCATTTGACAACCTGGCCATGTACAACTTTGGCGTCATGGTTGTTACTGAGATGAACGATACAGACAAACAATACCTTGAACAAAACATTCAGATTGCACTTGGACAAAGAGAAATTGATCTTGAAGATGCGATTGCCATTCGTCAAATCAAAGACGTTGAGCAGGCTGAAAGACTCTTGGTTGTTCGCAGAAAGAAACGAATCAAGCAGCAACAAGAACAAGCCCAGCAGCAAGCACAAGTAACAGCGGAAGTAAATGCTCAGCAAACCCAGATGGCAGCACAGATGGAGATGCAGAAGAAACAAATGGATGCGCAGATAGAAGCGCAGCGCATGCAATTAGAAGCACAGGTCAAAGCGCAGTTGATTCAACTTGAGTACCAGTATAAGATTGAAATCGAGAAGATGAAAGGAGAGTACGGGGTAGTTGAGCAACAAATAGAAAGCGGTAATCGAATGATGGCGGATGCCGAATCAGAGAGACGCAAAGACCAACGAATAGACAAACAAGCCTTGGCTCAAAGTAAATTGATCGCACAGCGTCAAGGGCAACGCCCACCGCTTGACCAAGACGTAGTAACTAACCTAACACTATCATAAAAATGGGATGCTCATCTTGTGGATCTGGGGCTTGCGGTTGTAGCAATCCCACTAATGTAGACCTAAACAGCGCAGCGCAAATAAACATTTGCTGCCGCAGAGGGGATACCTTTACCCTAAACTCAGCAGTAAAAGATACTGATGGTACAGCGATAGACTTAACGCTGTATACTTTTAAAATGGAAGTGAGAGAGTATGACGATGGACCTCTTATAATTCCAAGCACAGACATTACAATCACAGGCACTGCAGAGGGTGCCCTTGCTATTTCTATATCTGCTGCTGACATGCAGGTAGACGCAGGTACTTATGTGTGGGGTCTACAGGCTACGCTTATATCAGATAGCAGTGTAGACACGTGGTTTTACGGATTGTTTGACGTAGTGCAAGACATCGTACAATAAAAAATAAACTAAGCAAATGGCTATAGATATCACCATACAATCTGGATCAGGACTTGTTTTTGATTTGACTGTTCCTGCGGAGACAAGTATTGTTGTCACGAAGGGGGACGTTAAGCAATTACCTGGGGCCAAGGGCCAGAAGGGTGCACAAGGCGACAAAGGAGCCAAGGGCGCTCAAGGCACTGCTGGTGATAAAGGTCAAAAGGGCGCAGAGGGAATCAAGGGAGCCCAAGGAGCCAAGGGCGCTCAAGGAGACAAAGGAAGTCAAGGCGACAAAGGAGTTGCCGGTGACAAAGGCGACAAGGGACAAAAGGGAGAGATAGGCGTTAAAGGAGATACCGGAGCCAAAGGTAGCCAGGGAGACAAAGGAGATACAGGAGACAAAGGAGTTGCCGGCGATAAAGGAGATACAGGAGACAAAGGTCAAAAAGGTGAAGTCGGTGACAAAGGAACTACTGGTGACAAAGGTCAAAAAGGCGAGGTAGGAGACAAGGGTACGACTGGCGATAAGGGGCAAAAAGGTGAGGTAGGAGATAAAGGAACTACTGGAGATAAGGGACAAAAAGGGGAAGTTGGCGACAAAGGAACCGCTGGCGATAAAGGTCAGAAGGGGGAAGTTGGCGACAAGGGTCAGAAAGGCACTACTGGTGACAAAGGTCAAAAGGGTGTTACAGGTGACAAAGGTCAAAAGGGTGTTACAGGTGACAAGGGAGATACCGGAGCAAAAGGTGACCAAGGAATTAAAGGGGACACTGGCGCCAAGGGAGATAAAGGTCAGAAGGGTATTGACGGCTCCAAAGGAGATAAGGGTCAGACCGGAGATAAAGGTCAGAAGGGACAAACCGGAGACAAAGGACAAAAAGGAGAAGGCGGCGGAGAAGGCGCCAAGGGAGACAAAGGTCAGAAGGGAGACAAAGGACTGGACTCAGACGTTCCCGGTCCTAAAGGAGACAAGGGGCAGAAAGGAGATACCGGAGCCAAAGGAACTACTGGAGACAAAGGTGTTGCTGGTGATAAAGGCGCACAAGGAGAAAAGGGAGAGAAGGGTCAGAAGGGACGTATTGGTGAACAGGGTGACAAAGGACAAAAAGGTGACAAAGGTTTAGACTCAGACATTCCTGGTCCTAAAGGACAAAAGGGAGACCAAGGGGATAAAGGACAGAAAGGTACCACTGGTGACAAAGGAGTTACAGGTGATAAGGGTCAGAAAGGCGATAAAGGAGTTAAGGGTGACCTTGGACCAGCATCTGACATACCGGGCCCTAAAGGAGATAAAGGCGAGAAAGGCGAGAAGGGTCGTGATGGCGGCAGTGGTGCCAAAGGAGACCAGGGGGACAAGGGACAAAAAGGTGACCAAGGAATTAAAGGCGACCAAGGTGACAAGGGCGTTACAGGCGACAAGGGTCAGAAGGGTGACCTTGGACCCGCTTCAGATATCCCAGGACCAAAAGGTCAGAAGGGGGAAAAGGGAGAGAAAGGTAGAGACGGTGGCTCTGGGGCTAAAGGCGCACAGGGCGATAAGGGTCAGAAGGGAGACCAAGGAACCAAGGGAGACCAAGGAGTTAAAGGAGACCAGGGCGACAAAGGCCAGAAAGGAGACCTCGGTCCAGCCTCAGATATCCCAGGACCTAAAGGGAATAAAGGAGAGAAGGGAGAAAAAGGTAGAGACGGAGGATCGGGAGCCAAAGGAGACCAAGGCGAAAAAGGTAATCAAGGCGCTAAAGGTATTCAAGGCGCTAAAGGTATTCAAGGTGACAAAGGTCAGAAAGGTGAGATAGGAGTTAAAGGTGACCAGGGCATCAAAGGTGCACAAGGCTCTAAAGGCGACCAAGGTGATAAGGGACAGAAAGGAGACAAAGGACTCGATTCAGATATACCCGGCCCTCCTGGACCTAAAGGGGACAAAGGTGAGAAAGGCCAAAAAGGTGACCAGGGCTCCAAAGGAGACAAGGGACAAAAGGGACAACTCGGACCCGCTTCAGATATCCCAGGACCTAAAGGGGATAAAGGTGAGAAAGGCGAGAAGGGCCGAGATGGTGGTTCCGGTGCTAAGGGTGCTCAAGGAGATAAAGGACAGAAGGGTGACCAGGGCATCAAAGGTGACCAGGGAGACAAAGGCGTTACTGGAGACAAGGGCCAGAAAGGTGAAATAGGAGTCAAGGGTGCGCAGGGAATTAAAGGAGCACAAGGCGTTAAAGGCGATCAAGGCGATAAAGGTCAAAAAGGAGAGAAAGGTTTAGACTCTGATATTCCTGGGCCACCCGGACCAAAGGGTGACCAGGGTGCCAAAGGTGTTACTGGTGATAAAGGTCAGAAGGGAGACATTGGTGTCAAAGGTGACCAAGGGGCTAAGGGTGACCAAGGTGACAAGGGACAAAAAGGAGCACAAGGCGTCAAGGGTGACCAAGGTGACAAGGGTCAAAAAGGAGACTTAGGTCCGGCATCTGATATACCAGGTCCGAAAGGAGACCAAGGCGCTAAGGGAGAGAAAGGTAGAGACGGTGGCTCTGGTGCGAAAGGTGACCAAGGAGAGAAGGGTGCACAAGGCGCTAAAGGTGACCAGGGTGATAAGGGACAGAAAGGACAGAAAGGACAGAAGGGAGAAATCGGAGTCAAAGGTGACCAAGGAGCCAAGGGCGCACAGGGTGCTAAAGGGGACCAGGGCGCGAAAGGAGATAAAGGGCAGAAAGGTGATAAGGGACTCGATTCAGATATACCCGGCCCTCCAGGACCAAAGGGTGACCAAGGCGACAAAGGGCAGAAGGGAACCGCAGGAGACAAAGGACAAAAAGGCGCACAGGGTGCTAAAGGGGACCAGGGCGCTAAGGGTGACCAAGGCGACAAGGGTCAGAAGGGTGTCACTGGAGATAAAGGACAAAAAGGAGAGATTGGTGTCAAAGGACAGAAGGGCGCACAAGGTGTAAAAGGCGACCAAGGAGTCAAGGGTACACAGGGCGACAAAGGACAAAAAGGTGACAAAGGTTTAGACTCAGACATCCCAGGACCCCCAGGACCAAAGGGTGACCAGGGCATCAAAGGCGCACAAGGCGCTAAAGGCGACACTGGAGCCAAGGGTGACACCGGAGCCAAGGGAGCCCAGGGGGAAAAAGGACAGAAAGGTCAGAAGGGTGCCCAGGGAGCCAAAGGAGACCAGGGGGACAAGGGACAGAAAGGTGACCTTGGCCCAGCGTCTGACATTCCAGGACCTAAAGGACAAAAAGGAGCACAAGGAGGACAGGGCCCAGAGGGTCCCCCCGGACCCAAAGGAGACCAAGGCGTTAAAGGGGACCAAGGTTCTAAAGGGGACCAAGGTTCTAAAGGAGACCAAGGAGCCAAAGGACAAAAGGGTGAGATTGGTGTCAAGGGTCAGAAAGGTGCACAGGGCGCAAAAGGTGACCAAGGTGCGAAAGGAGATAAGGGACAGAAAGGTGACAAAGGTTTAGACTCTGATATTCCAGGACCTCCAGGACCAAAGGGCGACCAGGGAGAGAAAGGTGCACAAGGAGCCAAGGGTCAGAAGGGAGCCCAGGGTGGTCAAGGACCTAAAGGCGACCAGGGAGACAAGGGACAGAAGGGAGCCCAGGGTGGTCAAGGCGGCGAAGGCCCCCCTGGACCAAAAGGCGACCAAGGCGAGAAAGGAGCACAGGGTGCGAAAGGACAGAAAGGTGCGCAAGGAGCCAAGGGTGACCAAGGAGCCAAAGGGCAGAAGGGTGAGTTAGGACCAGCCTCTGATATTCCTGGGCCAAAGGGTCAAAAGGGAGCCCAGGGTGGACAAGGACCGGAAGGCCCTCCGGGGTCTAAGGGTGACCAAGGCGTCAAGGGTTCACAAGGAGCCAAAGGAGACCAAGGCTCGAAGGGAGACCAAGGGGCTAAGGGAGAGATTGGTGTCAAGGGTCAGAAAGGTGCCCAAGGAGCGAAGGGTGACCAAGGAGCCAAAGGAGACCAAGGAGCCAAGGGCTCTAAAGGTGACAAAGGTTTAGACTCTGATATTCCAGGGCCACCGGGACCAGCCGGGGACCCAGGGGTTAAAGGGCAGAAAGGTGCGCAAGGCGGACAAGGACCAGAGGGTCCCCCTGGGCCGAAGGGAGAGCCTGGAGCCAAGGGTCAGAAAGGTGCGCAGGGTGCTAAAGGGCAGAAAGGACAGAAAGGTCAGTTGGGACCACAAGGGCCGAACGGAGAGTTTGGAGACAAAGGACAGAAAGGTCAAACCGGTGCCACAGGGCCGCAGGGACCTTCGGGTACGAATGGTACGGGATACGACCCTTGTGTTTGTACAGTAAATAGTCAAACCATTTCCGCTGCTCAAGCCACTATTGCTATTACCCAAACAAATGCTGGTGATAATATTACTATCTCAAGTAACACCATTACCGTTGGTGCAACTGGTACGTACTTATTGACGTACGCTGTTACACTTGTTAATAACCTTGCTGCACGTAACTGTGTTGGGTTCTATGTAAAAGGATCTGGTGGTAGCGCCTCAAACATTGATGGCTCAGCCTCGTACGAATACTTTAGATATAATACCTACGGAGAGTATAGTTCATTAACTGCTTGTGTTATGTTCCATGCAACATCTGGAAACCAATTCCAACTAACAGCGGGTAATGCTCTTGACGGTGCTTGGAACCATACGGTACAAACAGCGGGCGTGTATAGAGGATTAAGTATCACAAGACTATCATAATGGCAACGACAGAGAGTTACTACATACAAGACACTGTAACCAGCGACATCCTTTTGAATGATGGAACCTGGGCGAGAGATGACGATGCTTCTAACGCAAAGACATTCTCTGACCGCTCCAGCGCTGTTGCTCATGTGGATACATTGGTTAATGGTACCTACAGAATTTACTCAAGAATTGCAAAGACGGATTAGATAGTGTATCTTTAATGGTACTAATTCAATTCAATACGTATCATTAAATGGACATTAATGCCTTCGTTGTAGACGGCTTCTACGATAACGTGGACAGCGTTAGAGAGTTTGCCATGAACCAATCCTTTGATGTGGAGGGCAACTTTCCTGGTGCTCGAACACAAAGTTTTTCAACAGCGCAGACTAAAGAGTCTATATCCAGGATACTGTCTCCTACCCATGGTGAAATTATATATTGGCCAGACGGGTACAACGGAGCGTTCCAAATTACTACTGCAAAGAATCGTTCTTGGATACACTCAGACACCGGCACAAAGTGGGCTGGTGTAGTGTATCTCACACCCAATGCTCCTGTATCTGGGGGCACTGGATTTTATAAACATATACCTACTGGTCTCACGCAACCCAATGCATCAAGCGGATCCTGGGACGATCATGCGCAGGACGTTACTAAATGGGAATTGGTAAGCCAGGTGGGTAATGTATACAACAGGTTGATACTATATAAAGGAAAGCAGTTCCATACATCTATGGACTACTTCGGTCACAACCTTCATACCGGTAGATTATTCCAAACATTCTTTTTCGATACAGAACTATGAAAATTGTATTACACGCAGGATACTATGCAAAGCCATGGGATTCCACCACTGATGGATTAGGAGGCACGGAACAGTGCATTATAAATCTGTCAAAGCAATTCGCAATATCTGGACACCAGGTGTATGTGGTTGGTAACGTCAACAGAAGACACGACAAGTATATCGGCGCAGGAGATGTGTACTACACACCAATCAGCGTAGCCTCTGAGACAGGGACTCCAGACGTATTGATTGGCGTTGGGTACCTACACTATTTAAAGTACTACAACGTAGGGCCAGATACACAGAAAATCTTTTGGTTACACAACGAACTTCCGTACTACTGGTACAAGGGAGAGCGCATGAGCGACGGGGAGATACAAAGGATATACAATGAGACCGATAAGGTTATCTGCTTGACGAAGTGGCATAAGGATGTTTTTCTAATACAAGAGAACGCTGTTGTACACACAGACAAGGTGGATATTATTGGAAACGGAATAGACACGTCTCTCATAGAGCCTGTTCAAGAGAAAGAAAAGAACTCATACGTATACACCTCACACGCCGAAAGAGGTTTAGATAAAGTGTTGAGCGATGTAGAGTCTGGAATGGTAGACGGTACACTACATATCTGTACCCCTTCATATGGTGTTGAGTACTATAAAAAATACTTCGCAGACAGGGTAAGCAAATTAGACAATGTAATATACCACGGCAACCTTTCGGTCACCAACCTATATAGCCTATTGTCTCGAATGGAAACTTGGTACTATCCCACGGACTACAATGAAACCTATTGTATAACAGCGCTGGAGATGCTTGCACATGAAGTGAAGCCATTAGCAAATGCTATAGCGGGTTTAGAGGAAACCCTTTCTGGATTCAACAAGAACATAGAGGATTGGCGTCCAGTGCATAACTACATAGAATCAAAAGATTGGGGCAATGTATCTAAGGAGTGGTATGACTTGTTCGACACAATAGAAGCCGAGGACCATGAGGATTTGAATCCATATGTAGACATGACCTACATCATCACCCTACACCCAGAGAAAGAGCAGGAGTTGAGAGATAGGTTTAAGGAGTTTGGGATGAACAGTCCTGTAACTATATTCCATGGTACCAATGGACACACGGGTGAGAACATGCCAGATCACTATGAGGTTTGTAATCACTGGAAGATAGAAGGACACAGCAACGACTGGTGGAACAGGAATGTAATGCCAGGAGAAGCAGGCACATCACTAAGTCACTGGAGGTTATGGCACCACGCATACGATAAAGGGTATGAGAAGATTCTAATATTAGAAGACGACTTCGAGGTAACCGCTAAGTTTGACCCTAAACTATTAGAGACAGATTACGATTGGTCTTTGTTTTATCTGTCCTGTAATTTCATTGAAGAACCAGAAGAACTATCTGAGTATCACGTTAAACCAAAACTCACATACTGCACTCACTCGTACATACTTACAAGGGAGGGCTGTAAACTGTTGATTGACCAACACTTTAATCACTACATATTTGCTATAGATGAATTCGTTAGTGCTACATTCTGTGAGCACCCACGTGGTGACCTTGGCTATATAACCAGAGACACAAGGGCCATAGCATTGAAAAAGAACCACCACATGTTTAGACAGAAAGACCAGCCAACTACAGGTCACAAGGTGTATGATTACACTAAAGACTTTTTACGCAATATTCCATACGATGAATTCGTAGAGAGGTTTATCACATACAGCGCTAAACTAAAAGCGTTTGATTTGATAGTAGATGAACCAATTCCAGATGTGTTTACATTCCCGCTATTTACCGAGGAGTTCTGTGAGCGTTTAATCAAAGAGGCAAATGAATCAAACAAGTGGACGAAAGACAGACACGATTACTATCCAGCCACGGATATGCTTATAAAAGAAATAGGGCTACAGTGGTACTACGATAGAATACTCAAGCAATATGTATACCCTGCTGCGATACACATGTGGCAACTTACAGGAAAGGGATGGGACGTAATGGAAACAGAAACCTTCATTATTAAATATGAAGAGTCTGTACAGGGTCACCTGGGTCTGCATCATGATCATGCGGACATCTCTTGTGTGCTTGCGCTAAACGAAGGATACGAAGGAGGGGGCACCTACTTTAGCAGGCAGAAGGAATTACATAAAGGAAAGACTGGACACATATCTATACATCCATCTCAAGTAACACACATGCATGGCGCCCGACCAGTATCCAAGGGTGAGCGCTATGTGACAGTATCATTTTGTAGAAAACCTAAACAATGAATTTAACACCTTACTTTAATCAAGACACATCTCGTCACATGGCTGGATGGTACTACTTTGAGCAAGCGTTCTCAGAGGAGGAAGTACAACTCATTATCAGCATCGCAGATTTTTTTCCATTTATTGGGGCACGTGTGCATTCGCAGGAAGATGGCTCTACCGTCAGTCAGCACAGACGGTCAAACATCAAATGGCTTTCCGCTACAGATGATGCAAACAACTCTATGCGCAAGACGCATTGGTTGTACGACAGACTAATGGAATACATAGCCATTGCAAATCAAGAGATGTGGGGATTTGAACTACACGGCTTAACAGATAGCATACAATACACCGAGTATGACGGAAGCGAGGAAGGTCATTACGATTGGCACATAGACCTTGGGGATGATGAACTATCCTTGCGTAAGATTTCCCTGGTTGTTCAAATGAGTGACCCCGAGGATTATGAAGGCGGTAGTCTTGAGTTGAATACAGGAGGTCCTATTGTCGAGCCCACAAAAACAAAAGGGTCTGTGATAATCTTCCCATCCTATTTACTACACAGGGTAACACCTGTTACCAGCGGACTACGTAAGAGCCTGGTGCTCTGGGCCGGCGGCTCAAGCCTCAAGTAAAGTTCTTATATTTGCTCTATGGCAAAGAGTAAGTATTCAAATTTTCTAAAGCGTCACGGGCTGAAGGGATTCAACAAGCCGAAGCGCACACCAGATCACCCGAAGAAGTCACACGTAGTGGCCGCTAAAGAAGGTGACAAAGTGAAACTAATCCGCTTTGGAGAGCAGGGTGCAGACACTGTAACAGAGTCTAATCCTACTGGCGCTCGTGCGAAGAAACGTGCATCATTCAAGGCACGTCATGCTAAGAACATCAAGAAAGGAAAGATGTCGGCTGCTTACTGGGCTAACAAAGTAAAGTGGTAATGGTCAAGAAGTATAGAAAGGGCGGCGAATCAAAAGTAAACGAAGCAGGTAATTATACCAAGCCTGGAATGCGCAAGCGCTTATTCAATCGCATCAAAGCAGGCAACAAGGGTGGTAAGCCTGGTCAGTGGTCTGCACGTAAAGCACAGATGTTAGCCAAAGCATACAAGGCCGCAGGTGGTGGATACAAGAACTAATGGCGCTCAAGAAATCACAGGAGTCACTAAAGAAGTGGACCAAGCAAAAATGGAGAACCTCAGACGGAAGCAAGTCAGAAGGGAAGAAGCGCTACTTACCAGACGCTGCATGGAAAGCACTGTCTCCTTCTGAGAAGGCTGCTACAAACAGAGCCAAAGCAGAGGGTAATAGGAAGGGCAAGCAGTTCGTTGCTCAGCCAGATAAGATAAAGAAGAAAGTGAAGAAGTACAGGAAGTGATTCACTCTTAAAACAATAATCCGTATTGCGTAGATTTGCAATACAAATCGTTTAGATATGAACAAGAAACTACAGTCAATGTACAAAAGCGGCGGTCTCCTTAAGGCTCTCCTAAAGGATCCTGCTCAAGCAAAGATGGCCATGCAAATGCTTGGCCAAGCAAAGGCAGCCGACGGCATGGCTGTAAATAAAACAAAACTCGGAATGCCAGGAACAGCGGTTCCAGGTGCTAAGAATACCTACGAAGACGGCGGCGGTGTTAAGAGGTATCGCTTGGGTGGTACAGCCATGTACGCAAACGGCGGACAAAACGGTCCGGGGGGCCGAAGACGCCGTGGTAAAAAAGAAGAACCAGTACGCCAAACAGCGAAGCAGGCCTGGCAGGAAGCAGGTTATGATCGCGAGCCAGTAAACTGGGATAGAACAACCCAGAGCACAAGAGAAGCGGTTAACCCGCAATTCTATGAAGGCTTTGACCCTATGATGGCAAACACACAGAATAGAGGTAATGTAGTTGGTGTAAATAGTTTTAATGCCAATCCCACTACTGCCCAGCAAATAGCAAGAGAAGTTATTGGTCAACAAGATGATCAATTAGCACAATACGGTGCAGGTAGATACCAGGCTGTAATTCCTTCTGTTGAGGATATTGTACAGGCGCTACAGACGACCAGTAGAATGGATTTAACCAATGCGAATATCGGCGGACAGCCTCAGTCTGCTATGGATTATATAAAATCTGGTATGCAAGACTACGCAGGCCCAGACTTCCATACTCAAGACATGGTGCCTGGACGTTCAATGTTTGACGCAATTCTTTCGGAGGCTATGGGTATTGCTCAAAATAATTTTGATACACAAATGTCTAAGGCTCGTGGTGCTCAACGAACGGGCGAGAATAACGTATACCGAGATGTTCGAGACGGAGAAACTAAAGAGGAGTTCATGGAAAGACAAGATCGCTTATACTATAAGCCAGAAATGAAAGAATACCAACTCCTTGACAAATATGGAGATAGATTGTATGAGTCATCATACTTCGGAGACCAAGGCTTCGAGCAAGCACAAGGACAGGCTCAAGCAGATATCAGAAACGCTGTTATCGACATGCTAAACGAGGCAGCCGGTTCAAATGTCTATGACCAATATCGAGATCAAACGAATAAGTTCCTATAACAAAAATAAAGGGAGGCTGATGCCTCCCTTCTTTATTTAGTTACGTTATCTATACGTCTCTGTTTCTCCTCCATTATTGCCTTAAATTTAGGATGGTCCCTATAAGTCGTACTGAAGTCATGATTCTCGAAAGGGTATGATATCCCAATTTGCGGGCTCTGGTTGTCTATTGGAAATCCATATACAGTTCCAGGCTTCCAGGTGTCACCCTCTCCTCGTTTGTGACAGAATGAATACAACCTTCCTTGGAACACACCAAGGCCCATTGGATACATACCTTCTGTAAATTCAAACTCATCTCCACCACCTCCTAGATCCGCGTCTTTCAATAGATAGAATGTAGTGTCGCCCTGCGTTATTGTGGGCCACTTGCTTTGTGCTTTTGCTACTACTCCAGACAGGAGTAATAGGCTTAAAATGAAATGTTTCATAGTAAATCGGTTAAATGTTTCACTGCCCTAAACGTAGTAATTCTTTTTTAATTTTGCAACAATCAGTTAAATTTTTTTGAAATGGACAATGTAGAATCAAGCATGGAACAAGCAATCCAGGACGCCGGGTTTAGTATCTCAGATACCCCACCCACGCAGGATGCACAACCAACACAAGAGGCACAACCAGTGCAACAAGCACCAGTAGAACCTCAGCAAACTACAGCGCCAGAACCGAGCGCACCAGTTGAGCAACAACCAGTTCAACAACAAGAGGTTCAACAAGAAGCCGCTCCAGTACAAGAGCAAATGCAAGCACCTGTACAAGAGCAAAGTTCTTTAGATAATGAAACCCAATCGGGATTAGAGGATTTCTTCCAGGCCCTAAGTGAAGTAGCGGATGGACCTACTGAGCAATCCATTGAGCCCGATACTATAACTGCGCAAGACTTTGACCCACGGATTCAAGTCATTGCTGATTTTGTCGCTAAGACAGGACGTTCACCGGAAGATTGGTTCCGCTATCAGTCATTAGATCCGTCTGAAATGGACGATCGTACTGCAATGCGTGTACACATGGCGAGTGAATACCCATCATTAGGCAACGATGAGATTGATTTACTTATCAACTCTAAGTACCGAACTGATGACTCCATCTACAGCGACGAAGAAGTTAGACTTGCAAACCTTCAGTTAAAGATTGACGCAGAGAAGGCGAGACAAAGTATTGGTGAACTTCGTAATGATTACACCACTCCTATTGTCCAGTCTTCACCCCAAGCCGAGGAGGAACCAAATCCTTTCGACGATACTTGGATGCAATCGAACTCACGTTCACTTGGAGAGTTAGGCGAAATTGCCTTCGACTTACCTAACGGACGCTCGTTCAACTTTGGTGTATCACAGGATTATCGAAATGACTTGGCACAATCCAACAGCGACATGACTTCGTTCTTTGATAGATATGTAGACAACGAAGGACAATGGGACCACGACCTCTGGAATATGCACAGGACTGTGACGGATAATCTCCCGAACATTCTACAGAGCATCTACCAGCAGGGCCTTAGCGATGGACAACGTACCATCGTAGAGCGTGCCGCAAACATTGACCCTCAGCGTCCACAGTCTAACAACCAACCAAGTCAGCAGGACTCAATAACACAACAAGTACTTGATGCGTTAGGACGTCCGCAAATGTTTTTAAAATAACTGCTATAAAAATTATTAGACATGGCAACATCTTCAGCACCTCCGGTGTACAATGACAGCAAGGATGCTGTCTTTCGTCGGTTAGACCCGACTAAGTATACGTCGTTGGCAGATTTCATTGACGAAATCAACAAGCCAGACAATCGTGACCAATTGGTCAAAACATACGGCTACCAGCAAATCTCTGGTGGTCTAACGGGGTTCCTAAACCTTACAGGCGCCGTACGCGCAAGCGGTACCGCCGATGAGGTTCAATACTGGGAAGAAACTCGTTTGCACGCTTATGCTTCAGTATCTTTGGCAGCAACAGCAGCAACTACTGCTACTACGTTGACACTAACCAAAGCAACAAGCGACGCTTCTGTATTGCGTTTGAACGACGTAGTACTATGGAACGGTAATGTTCGTGGTATTGTAACAGCAATTTCTCCAACAGGTGAAGTCGCTCAAAACGCTACAGCATCTTACACTGTTGAAATCTTGAATGGTAACATCGGTGCTACTGCAGCGACTGGTGCTTATAACCTTCCAGTGATTGGTAACTTGTTTGCACAAGGATCTGATCAAAACAGCGGTTACTTGGAGTCAAACGTAATCAAGCGCACCAATGCTTACAGCATCATCAAAGAGGTGTTCAAGGTTACAGGTTCTCAAGCAACTAACATTGGTTGGGTTAACGTAGGTAACGGCGACTACCGTTGGTACGTGAAAGGCGAAATGGACACTCGTGCTCGTTTCTTAGACAAGCGTGAGATGATGTTGTTGTTAGGACAAACTATCGGTAACGGTATTACAACTACAAACATCGGTGGTCTACCAACAGCAGGTGAAGGTTACTTCGCTGCTATTGAAAATCGTGGTATCGTTCAGTCTGGTGAAATCAATGACTTCGTTGAAATGGACGTCTTGATTGAAGAACTCGACAAGCAAGGTGCCGCTCCAGAATACGCAATGTACGTGAACACTTCTCAAGCATTAGCAATTGACGACATGGTTGCGTCATTGAACGGTGCTGCAGGTTTCGCTGACGTGACTTCTGGTATCAGTGCATTCGGCGGTCGTGGTTCTGAACTCGGCTTCGATTCATTCAAGCGTGGTGGTTACACATTCCACAAGCACTCTTGGAAATTGTTGAACGACCCAACATTGTTGAGTGGTTCTAAGTACTTGGGTGCGATGATTCCGTTGACTACTGTAGTTGATCCTAAGACCGGCAACCGTGCCGCTGCTTTGGAGTTGAACTACAAAGACACTAACGGATACTCTCGTGAAATGGAGCACTGGATGACAGGTTCTATCTTGGGTGTGAACAACACTAACACGGATAGCCTACAATTCAACTACCGTTCTGAGTGTGCATTGGTTACTCGTGCTGCTAACCAGCACATCCTAATCAAGTCATAACAGACATATACTACGGAGGGGGGCGCCGCCCCTCTCCTTTTTTTAATTATTTAATTATATTCAAATGGCAACAGAAACCAAGGCTGCACCAGCAGCAAAGAAAAGCGCACCCAAAAAGGGATATAGCGTTGTTAAAAAGGAAGCCTCTGCACCAACCTCTAAGGTGTACGAAATCCCACAAGGCGGAGGTATTGTATTCAAACTCAAATCAGAAGTAACAGTATACGACCAGAACACAAACACGGTTCGTGCAATTCGTTATTGTCCAGGGGAACCGAGTATTTATAAAGACGAACAGAGCAACAATGCTCGCAGGCAGCATATCATGTTTAGAGATTCGTTGCTTGCTGTTCCTCAGAGTCAGCCAAACCTAATGGCGTTCTTAGATGTGCATCCAGATAACACAGCCAATGGGGGCAATGTATTTAAATTGGTTGACAGAAGTGTAGACTCAGAGCAAGAAGTAGAAAACGAATTCTTGACACACGATGCTGTTGCATTAGTGCGTACTAAGGACTCTGATGAAATCCTCGCTGTAGCCGTAGCACTTGGCATCAATATTGAGCAAAAGATGATTGAGATTCGTCGTGAGTTGTTGCGTGAGGCTAAGGCTAATCCAAAAGAGTTTATCGGTATGTTTGATGACCCACGAGTGAAGACTCGTTCGGCGGTCATTCAAGCGATGGACTTCCAAATTTTAGCAGGCAAACCAGATGGAGTATACTGGTTCGACAGCGGACGACTAATCATATCAGTTCCTGCAGGCCAGGACCCTACTGATATCATGGTACGATTCTGCCTCACAGAGAAGGGCGCAAGCGTTTACGAAGAAATCGTTTCACGATTGGAAAAACTTTCGTAAGTTTGTCTTATCTCGTTTCATAGGCATAGTAATGAGAGTCGGTTAACAAGGAAGAGGGCCCCGTAAGGCCCTCTTTTTTATTCGTATATTTGCTGTAAAGCCTAAGCGTTATGGCAAGTGTAGAGAGAGTATATAAAGCAGTAAAAGATATAGCGAATAAAGACCAGCGTGGATTCATCACTCCGGCTATATTCAACAAGTTCGCTGGCGTTGCACAGATGAACATATTCAATCGTTTGTTTGATGACATGACGACAGCCAACCGTTTGCGTCGTTCGCAGTTTGATGGCCCCCGTCAGTATGCTCGTGCAAAGCAAATTGAAGAAGACCTATCTACACTCAAGAAGAAAGTAGAACTTACTCTGACCTCTGGTGTGGTGGACAAGCCGAGTGACTTTGCTCGCACGATATCCATCAGCACAATAGGCAAGAAGATTCTTGGAGTACAGAAGCAGGCACTTGTACAAATCGTATACAACGAAGATCACATTGACAGAATACTCAACAGCGATTTATCAGCACCGTCTGACGACGCTCCTGTTGCGTTAATTGGAAACCAGATAGAGGTATTCCCTAACGTAAACACAAGCATCGCTAAAATCAATCTGAGATACTACAAACTACCACAAGGTATTACTCCGAATACAGGAGCAAAGACAACAGCGTCTCCGGTGTTTGGTTACACATCATCTGTTGCGGGTGTAGAAACCTACAACGCCGCAAACAGTGTAGACTTTGAATTGCCAGAACAATACTTCACAGACCTCGTAGCAGAAATCTGCGCACTCGCAGGAGTCAACATGCGTGACAATGATGTATATCAATATGGCGCAACCGAAACCACTAAAGACGAAAGTAGATAATGAGCCAGGCATACGTTACAGTAGATAAAGTAATTAACGATTACGTGATGAGCATTGATTCGGACGACTACGGGTCGAACGCATCAGACTATATGCTTCGTCAATATGCGCTTCGTGGAATCCGTGAGTTTGGATTTGATATGGTACACAATGTCAAGACCACATTACTTGATGTAAACCAATCTCTTGGTACTGTAGACTTGCCTGCTGATTTTGTTGACATGATTAAGTTGGGCCAACTTGGTAATGATGGATTGGTGTATGTGTTTGCAGAAAACCCGAACATGAACCTTCTTCCAGATCAACCAGCAGATGCTATACCAGACTATCTACTTGGATTTGACTCGTATGTGTTTAGAAATTTTATATACGAGAATACCATGGGGCGCTTGTATGGACTCGGAGGAGGACAGGGTGCAGGAGAATATAGAATCAACTGGGACGAATGTCGTATCGAGATATCTATGTTATCAGATACCACCCAAGTTGTCCTTGAATACATATCGGACGCAGCGAAGTCAGACAACCCATGCGTACCTGTGTATGCAGAGGAGGCACTTAGAGCATACATGTACTACAAGACCATCATGCGTAAGGCGAGTGTACCTATGGCAGAGAAACAGCGTGCACGTGCAGAATACTATAATGAGAGACGCTTAGCGAATGCAAGACTCAAGTCGTTCAACAAGTTTGATGCAATGAGCACAAGCCGAAGAAACTTCAAACTAAGCCCTAAAGCATAATAGATGGCTTCAATAGATAAATTACTTCCCCGCTCTCTAAACCAAGACGACGATGAGCGTTTGGTTACTTCTACGCAGATGACAGATGCGCAGAATGTTCGTGTATCCATTGACGCCAACGAGGATGCACTGGTATTAAAGAACTCATGGGGAAACATACAGCGTTCAGCAACCATAGAGAATGGCTCAATGCCTGCTGGACAGAACTACTGTATAGGCGGTGTTGGTGATGACGCAGCCGCACAGATATATTACTTTGTATGGAACAGCGCAAGCAACCATACTATATTTCGATACGATCAGAACTCCAAGAAAACCTACATCGTATATCAAGACGAAGTACTAAACTTTGGTAAGGAGGGATTCGTGTATGCTAACATCGTTAAGTTGTCTAACGGAAATATCCTTTTGTACTTTAACGACGGTGTAAACGAGCCCAAAAAGATTAATGCTACACGAGCAGAGCAGAGCATCTCTGGAGCGGGCGGCTATCCCAATACCTTTACAGGAGGTACTATACAACAGCGTACAAACTACATCACTGTTGCAAAGCAGCCGCCTCAGTCTGCTCCCACAATAACCTTTTCAAGAAACAACTCGTATCCACAAAACGACATCTTTGAGAAGAACTTCCAGTTTGCTTATCAGTACGAATACTACGACGGAGAACAAAGCGCATTAAGCCCATACTCTGAGTTAAGCATATCCAAGTCTCAACTAAAGGACGGGTTTATTACCTATGGTCAAAGAAACTACTACAATCAAATCAACATCAGTGTACAGAACTCTGAACTCGATGTAGAGAAAATCAATGTATACGGACGCATTGGGGATAAGGACGCTGCATTCTTTTTGATAGACACCATAGACAACAATCACGGATCTGGGAACCAGGTAGTTGCATTTAGAAATGACTCGAACTACACTGGGCTTTCCGCTACGATACAGGACAAGTTCTACGACAATGTTCCACAGGTTGCAGACAGTCAAGCGGTATCTCAAGGTCGATTATTTTACGGGGGATATACTGAAGGTTATGACAACATAGAGGTAGACGTAACCACTTTACCTAATTACTACGCTAAGCCCAACACGTATGAGATTGTTGTAACCAAGTATGATGATGAAAGCGATATCGACAACCAAATTAAGTTAGACTTTAGTAGTTTCCCGGCCACCATTACCGAAGACTCGAAGGTACTATTGTCGTTCTCTTGGAACGATGGTCCTATTAAGATTACAAACAAACAAGGCAATAACGGTGACTACAATTTTACTGGTATAGACCCAGATATTTTTCCATCATCTCTCTTTTCAGAAGAGTTAAAGTCTCTACAGGGTATTCGTTGGAAGAACAATGGAAGCATTAAGCAGGCGGCCGTGAACCTTGAGGGCGGATTCTTAAATAGCCCTCCTGTTATTCAGTTTACCGCACAGAAAGGCACCTCGGACAGCACAACCAAGAGTATTGCTATCCGAAAAATCGTAGGAGGAATCAAGGTAATCAGCAGTGGACTACAGGTGCGTAAAATAATAGACGTTAGCGCCAGTCCAACTAATCCAGTTACTCTTACGGCTCTTAAGAATATTGTTAGAAATGCATTGGAAGGACTGTACCCTATTCAATACAGCCCGCAAAATGGAGAAGCAGGTTTCAGTAATTTGATTACCGGTGGCCAAACACCATTTACTGGTGAGAGTGCTGCATTTAAGGGCAGTGGTAACGCACGTATTAAAAGAGTAGCCGTCGGATCAAACTTTGATAGATACAGCGTAGGTATAAACCAGGTTACCTTCAAGTTTGATAAAATAGTTTTCGGAACGAGAGAGGCGGAAATCCTTAATGGAGATGAAACCGTTTCTCAGTTTGATATACTGGAAGATAACATCGACGGATACAACAACAATCTCGAAACTGTAGGGGGCGTAATAAACCTTGAGGGTAATGTAGTTCTTATTCTCGATCCCCAGACAAAAAGAGCGCCAGTAATCAAGAGAGTCAATGCCTTTGTTAATCAAGGGGGCTCGTTCATGATTGCTAACGACAACATGGACGGGAACAGGTGTTTTAAATCTGGAGCAAGCCATGAGTTTGGACTACTTTATTATGACGATAAAGGAAGGCCAGGCGGTGTGCAACCAATTCCAGAAGACGTATTTGTTATACACACCAACAACAGAGGCGCAGTAAACGATGACTTTGACGCAAGCCCAATGGACGTTAGGAGTGGCCTTGATGGGCATGCAGATATGGTTATGCGCATTCGACACAAGGCTCCACCATGGGCAGAGCGCTTCAGTATAGTCTATGCAGGACAGGGTTCTATAACTAATAAAATTCAGTACAGTATTGGGGGTGCGTATGTAGCCCTCAACGATGACGCTGTAGGGTCTTTTGGGGCCTCTAAGAACATATACCTATCCCTCGGTACATTACAGAGTAGAAACAACTCGTACGACAATCAGTTGGGTGCGATGATTAACTATGGTTTTGCCGAAGGGGATAGGCTAAGGATAGTTAGGTATGGTGACGACGAGAAAGAAACCACAACATGGCGTGTATCCAAAATGGTTACGCTTATTGCAGACCCTTTAACTAATCCGCTTTTAGACCGTAGTTCAAAAGCCGCTATACAAAACACCACAGGAGACTTTCTGGTAATAGAAGACACTAATGTTCCGTACTGGAATACAAATAGTATATTGAAGGGTATATCCAATTGGAATGACAAGTGTGTTATCGAGATATACCGTGAGTCTGGTGCATTCGAGGAGACGTTCTACTATGAGATAGGCGAGAACTTCTCTGTTGACTCTAATCGTGTACACCAAACACAGCGACCAGGCACTTCTATAACAATAAAGGTCAGTTCCCAAACGGGTAACTCAGTCGTAGCAGAGGTAAACAAGAAGGTATATAAAGGTGATGAAATAGAAACCTCTGGAGGAAACGTGATAATCGTAGGTAATGTTATCCCTAACGACGACACTACATACCCGTACTTGTTTTATGGAGAGGCTCAAGACAACACCACGTGGGTTCCTACGAACACATACAGTATGACGGTCAGGAATCCAGACTCTATTATTCAATTTGACCAAGGTGATTCTTACTTCAGATTACGTACACTATTCTACGCCAGCGCACCAACCAAGGCGGATGTGTGGCGCAACATGTCTGCTGCGTATTCACAGAATGCAATCGTAGACTTCATTGAAGATCCAAGGGTCAGCGACTTCTTTACTTCTGGGTACACATCTCTTGGTAAGAGTTGGGCGTATTTGCCAGACATCACAAGAATTAAGAGATATGGTTCGATTACCTATTCGGAATCATTCTCCTTTGAGAACACCAGATTAGGGCTATCTTCTTTCAATCTGACCCAGCAAAACTTTAAAGACTTATCGTACGATTACGGGTCTATAAAGTCGCTTGTTCCGTACGACGAATACCTATACATTATTCATGAACGCAGAGCAGGGATTGTACCTGTAAGTAGAAACATACTAACAGCGAATGACGGGGAGTCTTTGACGGCTACCAACATGGTTCTTGGGCCGGTTAAGTATTACACAGGGGAGTACGGCTGTAACAACAACCCAGAATCTGTAGCCTGGTATCGTGGATACGTATTCTTCGTAGATGCTAAGGCAGGAAAAGTCATTAGACTCTATTATCAAACGGGTCTTGAAGTGATTAGTGAGCAACTAATGGATGCATTCTTTAAGCAGTTCATGTTCTCATCGTCTGTCACAGCAAAGAACCGATTGTACCGAGCAGGACTTGATAGAGAAAACTATGAATACATTATAAGTTCACCCTCCTTATACACCAGTACACTTACTATTAGTGACAGTTGTAGCGGCACTGACGCCACGGGTAGCGCAAGAACAAATGAAGATGGAACCATCATAAATGTTGATGCTGTATACGACAACTCATTGACATTTGACTGGAACACAGATGCAAGAAACGCAGAGTGTTCTGAAGATGATTGGGAAGACTCTGGTAAGGGGTTAATGCTAATCGACCAGTTGACCAATAACCCTATTGTGGGTTTGGCCGAAGACCTTTCTCCAACGGTGACTGGAATTTTGCAAACATTACCTATTGTTATAACCTCATCTGCATATCAAGCGTTCCACACAGGAACATACAATCAACTTACACAAGAGGTAACTCCAGATGCGAGTGGCCAGTCGGTGTTTACTATTACCGGCACAGACGCTACCCTCGGATCGTTTACCATAGCGTATGATGTGAAGTCTAATTACTGGAGCACACGTTATTCATACATAGCGGAAGAACTTATAGGATTGTCGGATAGATTGTACACCTTCTCTCGAGGTCACATATACGAACACAGTCCAGATGCCACACGCAATACCTTCTACGGAGTGGCGGGAGACACTATTGTAGAATGTATATCCAACTTCAATCCATCTATGGTTAAGGTATACGAATCAATGAGCCTGGAGGGTAACAATAATAACTGGACAGTAACGCTAACCAACAGTGACCAAACAAGTACCATCGCAACCTCGATATGGCAGGAGAAGGAGAACTTTTATTATGCCCCAATTCACCAAGACTCAAGCAACAACATCGATTATACTGCAACTGCCAATGTTAGTTCCCTTAGCGGAACGTCTGAGGTATTCGGAGTCGGAACAGTAGCGTCAATTACAGGCACAGATGCATTCATTACGTTCAAGAACTCAATCAACAGTATAGGCTTTCCATTAGGTAATACAACAGCCATATTCAAGGTGAGTGGTACCAATTTGGTACCGCTTAATGTGTACGCTGTATCTATTAGCAATGAGAAAAAATTAGAATGTAGCGGCACAGTGACCGGTCTTGTAGCAGATGATGAAATAGTTTTGATTGCGAACTCAGCCATTGAGGGTGACGCTATTCGAGACTACTACTTGAAGGCAAAACTTGTAAACCCCACAACTACAGCGCACGAGTTGTATGCGGTAAACTTTATATACGCTAAGAGTAACCTGCACAACCAGCAGGGACAATAGGATAAATAGTATTTTTGTAATATGAAACACGGTAAGAAATTTTTTGTAGGCGGCTTATTGAATTTAGGAGCAGGTCTCGGCACGGCTGCGTATGGTGCTTATCAAGAGAACCAGGCTAAAAAGAAAATGGCTCAAGCAGATGCTCTTGCTGAAGGCCCAATCAGATCACAGGCGGCAAGACAAAGAATTGCTCAACAGGAAAGCGATGCGCAGTCTGCAATTGATTCTACTCTACGTGCCCAAGCAACAGCGGCAGAGCAAATCGCTCAACAAGGTGGCTCAAGAGGGCTGGTATCAGCAACGCCAGGACTTATTAGAGCAACAGACTTAGCGTCACAAAATGCAATAGACCAATTTGGACAGAGAAACGCAGCGATTAGACGGGCTGAAGAGAGTGCTGCCCTCGGAACGCAGCGTGCTGATGCTACCGCCAACATGGACAGACTCGCACGTGCTGCAGATGCTGCCAGAAAAACTACAATGGCTGGTATTGGTCAATCATTAGCGGGTGTTGCAGAGATTGCTGGTGGCTACAAAAAGAAAACGGATGAGGACCCAACACCAGAGAGCGATAGTATTTTAAAAAAGCCTAATGCAAGTCAGTTGGTTGACGGAACCCCTGTTGTTGATCCCAGCAATCAATCTATTCTTGCAGTAAAATCACCAGCAGACGCTGCGGCTGACCAGGCGCTACGTCCAAGGGACCAAATGATTTTCTTTGAAGACGAATTAAACAAAGCATCATCACCTACTTTACCCGGTGACAACAGTATGGCTGGCCTTACGTTTGGTGAAGCAGATGCAGCAAATGCGTTTGAATTAGCAACACAAGGAATGGACCTTGATTTAAGCAAACCTAAAGACGAAAGGTCTATACTCGAGACAGGGTATGCACAGGGCGGTGAGGTTGAGGACCCAGTAGAGAAAACACCAGGAGAGTTTGACCATGACGACAACCCTATTGACATCATGCAGGAGGGCGCTAAGATTGGTGAGATGACAGGCGGTGAGTACATATTTAACCCAGAGCAAGCGGCGGAGATGCGCAAACTTTCTGAAGAAGGTGACAGCGAATTACATCAATTCATTCGTAACTTACTTAGCAAAGAACAATTTCAATAATGGCTGATACATCTACATTTATGCCAGTAGGCGAATTGCCAGTGATTGACTATGGTGCGGTATACAGAAACGCCAAGGCTCGCCGGGAATTAGAAGAAGAAAAGAAGTTAGCATACCTCAACCAGTTCCAACAGGAGCGTGGTTCTTTTACGTCTGGTCTACAGGACCAACTGCAAATGGAATGGGACGCTATTGAAGCAGACCTGGATCAGGGAGATATGTCCTTTGAGGCTAAGGCCCGTAGACAGAAACTATACAACACGTACAAGCAACACGCCGCAGATGCGCTAACATACGCTGAGACCATTAACAATCTCGAAGCATCTGTCCTCGCTGACCCAACTCAGTACAATGACCCCACCGCTATCATGCAGCAATTGGAGCAGGCCAGAGCAATGCCTTTGGATTTGAACATGATTGGCAATGCAGTGAGTCAACTGCCTCGACTTGGAGAGTTTAGGCGATTTGCGCTCCCAGAGATTGCGCCAAACGCAGCAGCGGGTATGATATTAGAAAACCTTAAGGCATCTGGAGGTTATCAAAACTTCTATGATATGGCGGGTGAAGGCGCATTGGACCCAGAGGCTGTAGCAAATTCTGTGTCTGCTTGGTTCGGAGCAAACTCTTTGTCTCAAGAAGAAGAAGACCAAGCCATCGCGTACGTATTACATCAACTCGGTGGTTTGTCTGGTAACATGGAAGATTTATCAAAGATTAGAAACCTCGACGACGCACAGCGCGAAGAGTACATCGGCTTGTATGCCCAGTATGTAACTAAGTCTTTGAATAATATGCTCGCAACAGACATTGAGACAGCAAAAGAAAAAGAACAGCGCGAGTATAACTTGTATAGAAGAAAGTTAAACGCTCAAGCATCAATAGCCAGACGTCAAGCCGAAGCGAAAGAGGGCGCAAATACATACGGTATATCAACAGGCGATCTTTCATATGCCCCTGCTATTACGGAAACTGGTCCAAGAGGGAACGTTATCAAAACAGGAGAGCCAGATTTGGAAAACGCTGGATTCGTAGTGCATTCAAAGATTGAGGGAACTCAACCATCGTACAGAGATGAGCGAGGAAACTTACACTACATAACATCTATTGGATATGACCAAACGGGCAATCCATACGCTGTAGTAAGAAGCAGTCAAGACGTTATAGAAAGGGGTGATCCCAGAACACACTTGGCCCACGAGGTTATCCCAATGAACGAAATACCTTTAACTGGACTAAGCAACGCAAAACAGGCTCAGACGATACAAAATACATTCA